ACACTGACAGAAGAGCTTTATGGCGCAAAACTTTTGCCCGCGCTTTTGCTGTTTGAAGAATTGGACCCCAACGGCGAAATGGAGTTGATGGTTGAAACACGGGTATCTTTTGGTCAGTTTATTCCTGACGTTTTTGGGTCTTGCGACGTGCTCGGTCGCATTGGCAGCCGTGCTTTTGTGGTGGACTGGAAGTTCGGGGACGGTGTGCCTGTCATCGCCGAAGAAAACCCCCAGCTTCTCTTCTACGCCGCAGCCGCCCGCCGAACCGAAGAAGCCAAGTGGATCTTCAAAGACGTGGACAGCATTGAATGCGTTATCATCCAACCCACACGTGGTATGTCTCGCTGGGTGACGACACTTGACCGTCTTGACAGGTTTGAGCGCGATTTGAAGCGCGCGGTTAAGACCGCGCAAATGCCAGACGCCCCGCTCGCCGCTGGCTCACACTGCCGATTCTGCGCGGCAAAGCCGATCTGCCCGATCAAGACGGGCGAGGCCGACCGCGCTGTGGTTACAACCTTGCAAGCGCTAGACGTTGATGAGTTAGGACACTACCTCAACATGGCAAAACGCCTAGAGGAATGGTCGGCTGACCTGCACAAACTTGCTCAGCGTATGCTTGAGGCGGGTGTGCCGATTCCCGGCTGGAAACTTGTCCCGAAGCGCGGAATAAGACAATGGGTGGATGAAGAGCTTGCTAAAGTCGAGCTGTTCAAGCACTTGAAAGAATCTGACGTTGTAGAACATAACCTGATCTCTCCAGCTAAGGCGGAAAAGCTGTTGAAAGCACAGCGTGTCCCTTTACCGAACGATCTGGTTGTGTCTGTATCGTCGGGTAGCACGCTGGCACCCGAGGATGATCCTCGGCCCGCCGTGCTCAACATCGGGAAGCAACTGGTTGCTGCCCTTGGTAAAATAGGAGAATGAGTAATGTCTACTGAAGTATCGACTTTTTCTAAAGCAAACCTCCCCGCAGTCTCTAGCCTGACCGACGCTCTGCGTTCCATTCAAACGGACGTAGGCCCCGGCGGTGTTGCCATCTTGAAGATGGACAAGACCGGCCACTGGGTATTCGGCGCCGATCAGACTGAAGTGCAGGAAGGTTCGACTTGGGCTATCAACCCGTTCTCGTTCGTCCACGGCTTTATTGCTTGGGGTGAGGGTGAAGTTCTTGGGGAGAAAATGGTTCCTGTATCAACGCCGCTTCCAGAAATGGACGCAGCTCCTCCGGGCGCAAAGCGTGGTTGGGAAACACAAGTCGGCATGTCTCTTAAATGTCTTGACGGTGATGACGCGGGTCTTGAGTGCCGGTTTTCTACAACGTCCGTTGGTGGCAAACGCGCAGTGTCCGCGCTTGCTGTTGCTATCGCGGCGCAGGTAGAAACCGACCAGTCAAAGCCGGTCGCTGTCGTCAGGCTCAAGAAAGAGCATTACCAGCATAAGTCTTATGGCCGCATTTACACACCAGTGTTTGAGGTCGTAAAGTGGATCAGCATGGACGGCGATGATGCGCAGTCCGAGTTGCCACTTGAAGAGGCTCCTGCCGCAGGCCGTCGCCGTCGCGCAACGGTCTAATCAAGGTGCGGGGCGGTTAAGCCAGCACTCAAGGATGTTGCACACACGGTCTTTTCTGGCTTTCTGCCGTGTCTGGTTGAGCAACAAAATTGACGCCCCAACCCTTTTAGTAAGGTACAGTAAAATGGTTGTTAAGCCGGTAAGTCGGCAAGATTGCGCCGATTATATACTTCGTATTCACTACGCGCGCAGGTGGCCGAGCATAAGCTATGCGTTCGGGCTGTTTGATGGCGACGCGCTTTGTGGTGTCGTGACATACGGCACTCCGCCTAGCACGACGCTTAGAAACGGCATAGCAGGTTCGGAGCATGGCAGCAGCGTGCTGGAATTAAATCGCTTGTGTTTGCGCGAGAACCACAAAAACTATGCGAGCGAATTAGTCGGCAAAAGTTTGCGTTTATTGCCACCAAACAAAATTATCGTATCGTTTGCTGACACAGCGCAAAACCACATCGGCTATGTTTATCAAGCGACAAATTTTATCTATTGCGGGCTTTCTGCAAAGCGAACCGATTGGAAAATTAAAGGCCAAGAGCATTTGCACGGGTTTACGATTGCGGATAAATTTCGCGGCGTAGAAAATCGTGCAAAAGCGATACGCGCGCATTATGGCGACGATTTTTATTTGTCGCCTCGCCCGCGCAAGCACAGATACATATACGTAGTTGGGAGCCGAAAATACAAAAAACAGGTTTTGTCTCAACTTCGCTACCCGCAACAACCATACCCAAAGGCACAATATGCTCTGGCTTGATTTCGAAACGCGTAGCCGTTGCGATCTGACGGTTTACGGCGTGTACAATTATGTCCTTGACCAGAGCACCGAGGTGCTTTGCATGTCGTACGCGTTTGACGATGAAGAGGTCAGGACGTGGACGCCAGATCAGCCGTTCCCGCTGCCGGTCATGCACTACACCGGACAAATCCGCGCGCATAACGCCGCGTTTGAGCGTCTTGTGTTGTGGAACGTCATCGGCACGCGTCATAAGCTGGAACAGTTTTATTGCACCGCAGCACAGGCGCGGGCGAATTGTTTGCCGGGCTCGCTAGAAGACATTGGCCGCGCGATCAGCTCTAAGATGAAGAAAGACCACCGCGGCGCGCAGTTGATCCGTCAACTCTCCATGCCGCGTCCTGACGGGTCGTTCAACGAAGACCCGAAACTGATGGCCGAGATGATCGCCTATTGCGAACAGGACGTCAGAACGATGCGTGCCGTCAGCAAAGCCATGCGTGATTTGAGCCTGCTTGAACTGGCGGATTACCACGTCAACGAGCGTATCAACGACCGCGGCGTGCTGATCGACCGCCCGCTTGTGCGCGCGGCCCGTAAATTTGCAAATGTCGAGATGAACGACATCCACGACACAGTGCGTGAGGTTACGAACGGCGAGTTGGTGTCGGTGCGCAGCCCTAAAATGCGTGAGTGGGTCTATGAGCGCGTTGGCCCGCGCGCTCGGCAGTTGATGCAGAAAGAAAACAAGACCAGCATCGACAAGACTGTACGCGCGGCGCTGTTGGCACTTGAAGACCCAGAAGAAGTGCCACCCGATGTGATGGAGGTCGTGCAGTGCGCGGACGATCTGTGGGCGTCGTCGGTCGCAAAGTTTCAGCGGCTTGATAACTTGGCCGACCTTGAGGACGACCGCGTGCGCGGTGCGTTCGTGTTCAACGGCGGTAGCGCTACAGGCCGTGCCTCGTCATACGGCGCACAAGTCCATAATTTTACGCGCAAATGCGCTAAAGAGCCAGAAGAAGTTCGGCACGCGATGGTGCGCGGGCATGAGATTGTTCCGAAATATGGTAAGCGCGTCACTGATGTGCTGAAGGGCATGCTGCGTCCGTCGATTGTTCCTACTGAGGGCAAAGTGTTCATCGTGGCCGACTGGTCTGCGATTGAAGCCCGCGCTAACCCGTGGCTTGCGAAAGACCCGATGGCCGAGGATTTGCTGAACGTGTTCCGCGATGGTGGAGACATTTACATCCGTGAAGCCGCCGGTATTTTTCATAAACCTCAAGATGACGTTACGCCAGATGAGCGTCAGATCGGCAAAGTGGCGATCCTGTCGCTCGGCTACGGCGGGTCAGTTGGCGCGTTTAATAACATGGCGCGTGCTTACGGCATCGCGATGTCGGAAAACCAAGTCAAGCGCATTGTTGAGGCATGGCGTCGTGCGAATTTGTGGGCGGTGCATTACTGGCAAGAGCTTGAGTCGGCGTACACCCGCGCGATGCGAAACCCCAAGCGTGAGTTCACGGCGGGGCGCGTGACGTATATGTACGACAAAACGCACCTTTGGTATGCGCTGCCGTCAAAGCGTATCCTATGCTATCCTTTCGCCAAGTTTGACGGCGACGAGCTGACCTATGCAAAAGCCGCATGGAAACCGTCGGCAGAAGCGACAGAGTGGCCTAGAGCGCGGCTCTGGCGTGGGTTAGCAGCGGAAAATATTTGCCAAGCTACGTCAAACGATCTGTTACGCCATGCGCTGCGTGAGTGTGATCAAGCAGGCATTAAAATTGTTTTGCATTGTCATGACGAAATCGTGGCGGAGTGTGAACGCCACGAAGCAGAAATTTTCAAGAGTAAAATAAAAGAAA